GTAAAACCAATCTTCATATTTGAAAACCTCCTGTAATTTGGTGTACTTCACGTGCGGTTGGAAACGCTCGTGAGCTTCGGTTGGCGTGTTAGTTGCGCCGGGCCCCGGACGGGGCAGGAACAACTCTGCTTGGTCAGGGTCAAAAGGATCTAGACCCTCTAAGACCGCAGTGATGGTTCGTTTTGCGTGGCTAAGGATCGGGCGTAATGCCTCGTTGTCCAACTCCAAATAACGTAACTCGGAGTCCACGTTTACGAAGTCGACGAGCTGCTCGTCGAGTACACTTTGACGATACGGACCCTTTAATTTTTTAAAGGCTGCACACAGTTGATATAATTGCTGCATGCACATGACCGTATCTGCACTATATGGACACTCATAAATCGGTGCTACTAGCTGCTGTAGAAATACAGGGTATGTACGTCCACGCTTTTTCTTAAAGCCAGGATAGACCGAAATACCAGTCTCTAGGTATATCAAAAGATATTCAAAGAGGTCTGGGAGAGTCTTAGTTGCAAAGCTAAGTCCCTCATGAGTGTATCGGCGAGTTAAGGTACTACAATCTCGCTGATAGTCAGCAGTTCCATATAATGGGTTAGTGTTGTAACAATCAAGCAGAATACTATTAAGATAAGAGCATACAATATCGTGCTCTGCAAAGTATTCTTTGAGGTTTGCCTCCTCAGCTTGGTTGACACCGGGTTTCCGATGCTTCGTTGGCTTTTCTGACTTGGTGGGTTTAACCATCTAAGTCTCCAGCCACGAACTCCATCCAAAAACATGATAGTAATCTGAATGACAACACTTAGTCTCGTCTTATCGAACAAACTCTTGAGCCAGCTCACTAGATTTTACCAGTGAGAAAGTTCGCGAGGAAGTCCGTTTCGGCGAGGGCATCTTGGTGCAAGACGAACTGCGGCGTAACTTCAGCCACAGTAAAGGATTTATGAGCAGTCACCGTAGTATTAATGGTGATACGCTCGTAAACCCCCGCCGTACCGGCTGCAGGGACCGCCATAATGGTGGTTTGCAGCAGATGCCTTGGAGCGGTTGCCTTCAAGTCGTGTTTTACGACCAACAGGGACTCCTCAGCGAGAGCTGCGGCGTCTTCGATGTAATCACCGACCAGAGATTTGTTGTCTGGCTGTTGTGCACGGAATGAAAACGTGCGGGCAGGTTGTCCATCATTCAGGACTACTGGGTTTGTGAATAAGCCCATGGTCTTTGCTTCCTTTCGAGTTGTATGTTAAATAGCTTATCGCAGCTAGTATAGCGGAGGCTGAATGCACCTCGATGAAGTCAGTTACTACATACTGGTAATACCATTCAATTTAGTATTACCAGAACACCCGCGCAAGCGCCAGCATGTTTTTAACCTGCCCTGAAGAGGGTAAGGTAATGCGTGGCAGTGCCGTACCCTTATTAGGATGCGTCACTTTGCGACGATAGTGGGTCCCCGAAAATCCTGAAAAACAGGAAAATGCTCCGACCGCCAAAGATTTCAGCGTACCTTTGTACGCTAATGACGGGCAAACGAGCTCGAGGACGCGCGGGTCGCCGTTGTAATGCACTCCATAGGAGATAACACTCATTAAGCTTTCGCAATATTGAGTGAGCATTACATCGACGTTTGGATCGGTCCGCATAGAGTGAAGAGCATTGCCGACTTTGAAGAAATAGTCGACAACGAAGCTGAATGGTAATGCATTCCATACAACTTCTGCGTTTAACTCAAAGCCGTAGTACCGTTTTAAGGCGTCGACTAAGTTTCTCATCGCATATTCATAGCGATACTGCATAGTAGCAGTAAACTTAGTTGCAAGATAAGTTCCCGTATCCCACATGTATGAATTTCCAATACCTGTGGTCAACTGGGAGGTGTCCTCTGAGATAGTCTCAGAGTAATGCCTACTTTGAACGGATTTACCACGTTCGAAGAACTTATTTTGTACTTGCTCGACAAGCGTTGCTAATTGAGAATGTATAGCCATACAATCACTGATTGTTGGGTCTATTGCAAACTCTTTAGTAAGCCTCGCTTCGGCTATGGTTACGGTGGAGAAGTCAACAGCCTTTACAGTGGAACGTAAGGGGCTGCGAATTGCATCGGCTATAGAAGCCTTTGCTTTCTTTAATGACTTCAATACCACGGTTCGCGCGCTCTTTAGCGATTCATACATTTTGCCATAATTAAACTTGGCTGCATGTTTCAC